AGTACTGATATCGGGCTGAACTAAGTTTGGCGTGTTCTGGTAAAAACGCTGAGCCATTTTAAATAGGTTGTTGGTAGCATCCAGTGCATGTGTTAAGATAAAGCATTGTGTACCCTTATTGTGTGTGGTCTTATGATAGAAGCGTCCGCCCACATAAGTTGAGCAGCCCTGCTGACGCCCTTTCAAGATCAGCGCCCTAACCTTACCTGTTTGTAGTCTTTGCTCTTCTAATTTCTGATGGATATATTCTTGCGCTTTATTTAAAATAAACGGCGAAATCTCGCCTTGCTTAGTGCGAATTTTAAGACAACGTGATGCATAATGTAAAAAGTTATCTTTTAAATGCTGGCGTGTTTTAATCTCGTCTTCAGTCATTTGTTTTTAGCTATTGTAATTTTTTTTCTTATTCTTCTTATCGCCTTACTTTTAATTTCAAACGGCCGAGACCAACTCACACCAAAAATTCCAGCTATTTCTCTAAGGGTTAAACCATCCCTATAATAAAAGTTTAATACTTGCTGTTCTTTATCTGGTAGTTGTTTAAGATAGTCCGGCAATTCTTCTATCTTTAAAGGGTTGTCTTGTACAAACTCATTAATTAGTTCTAATAATGCTACCAAATTATGCTTAGTACTATTGTATCCCATTATCTAGCCATTCCTTTTTAGTTGGTAAAAACCTGTCGAACATAACGTGGCTAACCCCACAATTTTTACTAAAGTTAATTATTACTGCCTGTTCGCCGGGAGTTAAATCATACCAAGGGCAGCTATAGTAACGAGCCCATATTTTACCCTCCTCTTCATCCATCCTTTAATATTCCTTCTAATTTTTGTTTAAATTCTGCCAAAGTAATTGGCGTTGCATCGACATCATCTGGCATCATAAATTCATATAGCATTACAGCTATTTGATATACTTCTGCATCATTGATGAACATTTTATTTTAAAAGCTCCAATGCATCCTCATGTTTAATACTAACTGTTGATTCGCTATGAACTCTGTCGCCGTAAGTTTTTGGTATTAGTTTTGATGTTAACCATTTGCGAGTGTCAACCCTAAGTCTTGCGTGTTGTATTCCTTCGCTGGTGTGTTGTTCTTCGTCACAAATATCTATAATTTGTTCTGCGAATAAATCCGCCTGAATAAGCTTGGCCTGTGCGTAATGTGCAGAAAACTCAGGGTATTTATAGCGCCACTGCATAAGAGTTTCACATGTTGGAAAACCTTCGTTATTAGCGCACATGCGTCGCATACCATCAGTTGTTGTGGCTACAGCATCGCAGATACGATTTGCTAATTCTTCGGTATATTTCGTTGGTCTACCACCAGGATGCTTACCTTTTTCTTTTAGCGTTATTGGAGGTAGTTTTGCTATCTGTTTTTTTAACTTCTCTTGGTTCTTCTTTTTGTTTGTCATTAGTGACGTCCTTGTCTATATTCTTTGTTGGTTCTGGTATGATACTATCTTCGATTGTTTGCGTGCCTGTGCCTTTACAGTTTCCACACTCGCCCATTACCATACCTAGTTTCATAATTTTTTTATTGCCACTACAGCTTGTACATCTGCATTTCATAGTATTAACCTCCTTGTTATATTATAGTTTATTAATTATTTACAAAGTATGCCGACTATTCCACCCAAAGCAGCTATTAAAAGCGCCATAGTCCATCGATGGTTAATGTCGATGCTTTCTTTTAAAAGGTTAAATTCATTTTTAGATGTTACATTTTCTAAATCTTTTTTAATTAAATCAAATTTAGCGTCAGTTCTTATTCCTAAATTGGTTAAGTCTTCTCTGGTGACCAAACTCTGTAAATCTTCTTTAGTCGCAACGCCCTCTAATACAGAGGTCAACGCCTCTGTTTGTGCTTTGGCTTCTGCATCTGTTGCGCCATTAGCCTTTAAATCTAAAAAGTACTGTAATGCTTTATTTGTCATCTTTAACCCCCTTTTTTGTTATTATCTTCTTTTTTTATTCTTTCTTCCAGCCAAAATCTAGCCAAACTAGATGGCGACATACCCCTTTTACGTGCAAGTACGCTTAATTTATTACGCGTTATAGCTGTCAATCTCACGCTTAAAGGAGTTCCTAATAACTCTTTTTCTGTTTTATCCAACATTTTTATAAACTACCTCTTGACATTGTATCGTTTTGTATTACAATGTAGTTATTATTGCACAAAAACATAAAAATTACAAGAAGGAGAATAATAATGCCAAAACATACCATACTTACTTCTTATTACTGTGCGCCGATCCCGCAACGCCAATTTGATTGGACCGCAGTACTCGACGGTTACGACGGGGCAGAAGATGCGGTACTAAAATATAACTGTTGCGGAAATGGTGCTACTGAATTAGAAGCAATACAAGATTTATTCGATAGATTAGAACTACTAGGAGAATAATAATGATAAACGGTATATACGACAATTTAGATATTAACGAATATCACGCAGACAATAGTATTAGCTCAACTGGTATCAATTTGATACTAGATTGTCCTAAACGGTATTACTATGAATATCACGTAAAACGTACAGAGTTAGACGAAAAAGAATTAAAGAAACAAGCTGAAAAATATAAGCTAGGACGTGCTGTTCATACACTTGTATTGGAGCCTAAAAAATTCGATAATACCTTTTATTGTATGACAGAATCAGTGAATTTATCTACAAAGATTGGTAAAGAAATTTACGCACAAGCTGAAATTGCAGCTAACGGCAGAGATATTTTAAGAACTGGTGAATGGGAAGACATCAAAGACATGGCTAACGTTATATCTGCTCATCCTATCTGGAATGAACTTAAAGACGGTAAAGTTGAGCAATCTATATTTTGGGAAGGTGGCACATTTGATACACCACTTAGATCAAGACCAGATATTTTTAATGATAAATTAATAATCGACCTTAAAACTACTGATTCGATTAAAGCATTTTCAAATTCTATTTATCAGTATGGCTATCATAGACAAGCAGCTATGCAGATAGATGCATTAAAACAATTAGATGGTAAAAAAAGATTCTTTGCCTTTTTCGTAGTTGAGAAAAAACCGCCTTATTTAACAGCGTGCTTTACTTTAGACGAAGGCTCATTAGCACAAGGCAGACTAGAATACTTAGATGGTGCAGCTTTATATACCGAATGTGTAAGGTATAAAGAATGGCCTGGGTATGAAGAAAAATTCCAATTAATATCATTACCTAATTGGGCAAAAATGAAAGAATTAGATAATCAAGCAGGAGGATTAAAATGCTTAGCTCAAATGTAAAGCCAATTAAACCAAAACAAACGTTAACAGAACTTTTAGCGGATACTGATAGCAATATCTATTACACCCTTAAAAATTCGATTTACCCTGGGGCTAAAGATGAATCTATAGGAATGGTTTTAGCATACTGTAACGCTAAAAAGTATGATCCGATTGCTAAACCTGTTCATATTGTGCCTATGAGTGTAAAAAACAGTCAAACTGGCAGTTATGAATATAGGGATGTCCTTATGCCTGGGATTGCATCATATCGTATTGACGCTGATAGAACTGGCCTATATTTAGGGATTAGCGAACCTGAGTACGGTCCAACGATAACAGAAACGATAGGAACAATGGAAATATCTTATCCTGAATGGTGTAAGATGACTGTAGAAAAATATAACCCTACTAGTGGTAAGAGTTCTTTCTTTTCTGCTAAAGAGTATTGGAAAGAAAACTATGCAACCAGAGGAAAAAATGAAATAACCCCTAATGCTATGTGGGCAAAAAGACCTTTTGGACAAATAGCCAAATGTACAGAAGCTCAAGCACTTAGAAAAGCCTTTTCAGATGTTCTTGGTGTGCATCCAACCTTTGAAGAAATGGAAGGCAAAGAGCCGAAAGATATTGTTAGTGTTGTAGATCTAGTTGATGTTGGCGCTACCATTACTGCCGAACAATTAGAAATTGTTAAAAGCAAAATAATATTGTCGGATAGCGAAGAAATAGCGTTATGTAATTATCTAAAAATTAATAGTTTAGATCATATGCTAGCCAAAGATTTTGCTGACGTCATAAGGCAGCTTGATAAAAAAATTAATAGGCAACAAAAGATTAATAGTTTGCCTATTAACAAAGTGTTTGAAGAAATCAGTACAAATGACTTGCAAGAGGCAAATTAAAATATTACTATTACCCTGCATTTTTTTATTCTTAGATCTGTTAGTGATTTGAAAGACCGCTAACAGATTACTCCTGGCCTAAAGGAGCTTCTAGAACTCCTTTAGGTTAGCTCAACGGGAATATCCTAAATTGTTAATTAATCATGGCTGATGTTTAGCCCTTACGGTCCTCCCTGGGTTTCCGTAAGGGCTAAATTTTTTATGTCTATTAATGCCTACTTCTTTGTTGCTCTAAGATTTTTCTAAGATACGCTCCCTTGTTTTTTATTTGGATCCCTTTTTTCTTTTCGTGTTCCCTCATAGCTACAATAATTTCAGTTAGTGCAGTAAACCCAAACTCGTTAACCCACCTCTCTACCGATTTCTTATTTACCTGCATCATCAACAAATCATTTTTTATATCAATTTGTTGCTCTTCTATCATATGATAGTTTGTAGTAGTTAATGATTGTGTTAAATGATTATGGGTGGTCTCTCTAGGTACACCCCCCCTGGTCTCTCTGGGTACAGCCCCCCTAGTCTCTGCGACTATAGGTGAAGAATTATCCACAGGGTTATCCACTGAAATTGGCATGTTATCCACATAGTTATCCACAGCGTCAGTATAAGTAGGCATTTGAATAGCTACATGCCTTGGTAGTAGTGACAGGTTAATTTTATATTCGTTAGCTTTATGCATTTGACTGTTGCCTTGCTTTATTAAAACTATCCGTTTTTTATCTAACAAAGCTTTTATAGTTCGTTGAATAGTACTCTTAGAAAACTTAAGTTCAGCAACTAGAGTGTTAAGGCCAGGATAAATATTAGTTCCGTCCTCGCTGGCATATAAGGCCATCCTGGCGTAAACAGCAGTCTCAATTCCTGTTAGTCGATACTTCCC